CTCGGGGTCAAGCGCATCAAGGAACGGGCAGCGGTGGGCGCATGAAACCCGATTACATTGTCCGAATGGCTAAAAACGATTATGGCATTTACGCTTTTACAGAAAAAACCCTTGAATTATTTATTGCCCTTGTTGCCGCAGCCGAGCGCGAGGCGTGTGCCGAAATATGCGACCGCGAAGCCGCCGCAGAAAGCAACCCCGTCCCGTTTGACCGATGCGCCGTGTTGATTCGGGCTAGAGGCGACCAATGACTGCGATAGGGTTTTTACTGTTTGCGTTGTCCATTTTTGTTTTTGCAATAGACGATAAAAGCAAATTCCCCGGACTAGTGGGACTCATGGCCCTTACGGGTGCGATTTTTATGGTTGGCGGAATCTTCCGATTTCTGTGGCAGGCGATGCCGTGAAAAACATCCACTACGGCAAGTCAGTTGCGCCGACCTCGGTGGTGAGCAAGACCCGTCGGTGCAGCGAATGCAAACGCACCTACGCCAGCGCAGAGGCGTTCCGATCCCACAAGTACCGAGGTGGCGGGTGTCGCTCGGAAGCCGCCCTAATCGCCGCTGGCTACGCCGAAACACCGACCGGATGGAAACACCGGTGAGGAGGGCAGCACGCCGTGACGAAAACGACGCAATTATCACCGAAGCGTTGCGGGCGGCGGGTTTTACCGTCCATGACTTTGCCGGGGCCGGGAACAGCATCCCCGACAAACTGGTAACGCGCACGTTGCCTGACGGCTTGGAATGGATTTGTTGGGTGGAAATTAAAACGCCGACCGGAAAATTGCGACCGGGGCAGGAAAAGTTCCGCGACCTGTTTGAAGGCCGAGGCGAATGGTACAAAGCCTGCTACCCGCAAGACACCGTATGCGAACTAGCCACTCGGTATCACGACGCGATTAAACAGGAACACTTGCGATGATTTGCGCCTCGGTTTAGCATCTGATTTGGCTAAAAATGGGTGCAAAATGGCCGAATCTGAACAGAAAAACGTCGCGTTGTTTGTGGCAACTCTGTTCCACAGCGCGACCGTCACGCATTTTATGCACCTGTCCACGGACTCTTATGCGAAGCACAAGGCCTTGCAGAAATACTACGAGGACATCGTAGACCTTACCGACGCGGTAGCCGAGTCGTACATGGGCTACGAGGAAGTGAAATTGACGCAATGGCCGAAGGAATTTCACCTTGCCAGCGATCCTGTGACGTATCTTGAGAAATTGCGCGACTTTGTGGAAGAAATCCGCAAGGTCATTTGCCCGGAATACACCCCCATCCAGAACCAGATTGATGCCATCCAAGAACTGATGGATAGCACGATCTACAAGTTGAAGTTTCTGGCATGAACAGCAAACGCAAGGCGGGACTGTACGCTAACATCCTTGCTAAACGGGAGCGCATTGCCCACGGCTCCGGCGAAAAAATGCGTAAACCGGGAACCGAAGGCGCACCGACTGCCAAGGCTTTCCGCGAGTCTGCCAAGACTGCCAAGGACAACACATGACGGCGGCATGGACGCGCAGCGAGGGTAAGAACCCGAAGGGTGGACTGAACGCCAAAGGCCGCGCCAGTTACCACCGAGAGACAGGCGGGACGCTGAAGCCGCCTGTGAAGTCGGGCGACAACCCTCGCCGCGCATCTTTTCTTGCACGCATGGGCAATATGGAAGGCCCGATGGAAAAAAACGGCAAACCAACCCGCCTAGCCCTTGCTCTGAAGGCTTGGGGCGCATCCAGCAAGGAAGATGCCAAAGCGAAAGCGCACGCGATCAGTAAACGCAACGAAGGTAAATAACCATGCCTAGCCATTCAGACAAACAACGCCGCATGATGGCCGCATGATACAATTGCAGAATGATTGAAACTCAATTTTCATGTAAACCAATTGGCAAACGGCAATCTAGATATTTAGATTTGCGAAATGGGCCTGTTGATGGCGAAACTGTGCCATGTTTGGAATGTGGCCGCATAAGGGTTTATACAAAATACGATCGGGCGCGAAACCGCATTTCTAATTGGTGCCAACCTTGTTCGGTAAAACGCGCCGCATCGTTAAAACCAAAAAAAACAAAAGAACAAAAAAAAGCAGATCAAGCGGCATGGTATCAGCGCAATAAAAGCAAATCGGCTAAATATTTATCTCAATACAGAGAAAATATAAGGCTAGAAATGATTAATGCTTATGGCGGAAAATGCCAACAATGTGACGAATCCGATCCAATTGTGTTGGTTTTAGACCACATTAATGACGATAGCAAAAAAGATCGGGAAATTAATAAACACAATGGCGGTTATAAAATGTATTTGCATTTACGCCGAAATGGATGGCCGAAAGGACAGCATCAATTGATGTGCCATAATTGCAACTTTCGGAAAGAATATAAACGGAGGAAAAATGCCGTCCTCAACCGATAAACAAGCAAGGTTTATGGAAATTGCCGCTCACTCTCCCGAGTTTGCCAAAAAGGTTGGCGTCCCGGTTGCGGTAGCCAAGGAATTCAACCAAGCCGACAAAGGCAAAAAACTTGCCGAGGCTATGAAACGGATGCCCAACCATGGCTGACCCAAAGGCAATGGCGCAAATCTTAAAGCGTCAGATGATTGCTCAACAAACTATGGCTGCTGGCGTGCCGAAATACGCGGCAATTACTGACTTTGATAAATACAAAAGCCTTACTAGCGACAATCCAAATCTGAAAGCCGATTTTAAGCCATTGAATTTTGACAACTTAATGCAATCGGGCGCATTTCGTGTAACCCATCGCGGAACCGATACGGGATATGACCCAGACCCTAACGCAGGATTTTCGTTGGTTTCTGGCTACAACGATGCAGTAGGCGAAGGGACGCGAGGCTGGAAAGACAACCCCGGTGCTTACAACGTCGTAAAGGATATGTTTACGACCCGTCCCGCAGATATTGGCGCCCACAAGTATTTGCAAATCATTCAATCTGCAAAAGACTTGGGGCTAACTGACGATCAAATTTACGCAAAATAGAAGTTATCCACAGGGTATGTAAAAATATCCACAAGTTATCAACAAGTTATCCACAGACCCCACAGGTTTATGGCAGCACGCAAAAACACCCCTCGGTTAAGCCAAGAATGGCGCGAGCGCATCCGTTCTGGCGTGATATTGGCTCGTTTAGAGCAAGCCGCCCTCGGTGAACTGGAAATTAGCCCCGCCTCCCTAAAGGCCGCAGAGATCGTTTTACGCAAGACCATTCCAGACCTTGCGCGTACCGAGGTAACGGGCGAGGACGGCAAGCCGCAGGAAATGACGATCAGTTGGAAGGAGCCGAAGTAGTTGCACATTGAGATGCCCTACGAGCCGCGAAAGGCGTTTATGCCTTTTCACAACCGCACAAAGCGGTGGGCTTGTATTGTGGCTCACCGACGCGCTGGCAAGACCGTCGCCGCCGTCAACGACATTATCCGCGCTGGCATCATGTACAAAGGGCCAAACGGCCTGTTTGGGTACGTTGCGCCGTACATGAACCAAGCCCGGCGCATCGCATGGGATTACTTCAAGCATTACAGCGAACCGATCACCAAGGACACTAACGAAAGCCAAATGACCATTACGCTGATTAACGGCGTAAAGATCAGTCTGTTCGGTGCTGACAACGCGGATGCCATGCGAGGCTTGGGATTTTCGGGCCTGTACCTAGACGAATACGCAGACTTTCGGCCTAGCGTGTTCGGCAATATCTTGAGGCCATCCCTATCTGACAAAAACGGATGGTGCGTTTTCAGCGGCACCCCGAAGGGACACAACGCTTTTTACGAGGTTTACCGCCGCGCACAGGCTGATCCGTCCGATTGGTTCTTGCTGCGCCTACCCGCGAGCGAAAGCGGGTTACTTCCTAGGAGCGAACTAGCCGCTGCACAGGCGCAATTAAGCCCCGACCAGTACCAGCAAGAGTACGAGTGCGACTTCTCGTCTGCCGTGGCCGGGGCGTTCTTTGGGCGCGAAATGAACGAGGCCGAGAACCAAGGCCGCATCACAACCGTCCCGCACGACCCCGAGTTGGGGACGTATACGGCATGGGACTTGGGCTACCGCGACGACACGGCGATCTGGTTCTACCAAGTGGTGCGCGGCGAGATTCGCGTCATAGACTTTTACGCCGTGAGCGGGGCTAACATCGCAGAACTGGCTGAAGTGGTCATGGGCAAGCCCTACCGTTATGTGAAGCACAACCTCCCGCATGACGCTCGGGCCAAGACGTTGGCTTCGGGCGGTAAGTCAGTTATTGAGCAACTGGCGCACCATTTGGGCTTGGCAAACCTTGCCATCGTCCCCGAGTTGTCGGTGCAGGACGGCATCCAAGCGGTACGCGCCATGCTCCCGCGAGTGTGGTTTGACGCCAACAAATGCGCCGATGGCATTGAGGCTTTGCGCCAATACCAGCGCGAGTACGATGAGGACAAAAAGACGTTTCGGCAGACTCCGCGACATGATTGGTGTTCACATCCCGCAGATGCGTTTAGAATGTTAGCCATTGCTTGGCGGTCAGAGCCTACAGCCCAACGACCACCAGAGAGTCGTACTTTGATCGTTGGCCCCGAGAATGAGGTCACCCTCAACGATATGTGGGCCGTTCACCAGCAACAATCACGAAGGGCACGAATATGAGTATTCCAGTTACTTCCGCGCAAAACGCGAAAAATATCACCGCAACCACCACGGTTTACACCGGAACGGGTGGTCTTTTCGGCATTTTCGTCGCCAGCACCACCGCAGGAACCATCAAGGTTTCGGACGGCGCAACCACGATGGTCAACACGTTCACGCCGCTTGGCGCGACCTTTTACCAGTTGCCGGGACGGTTCAACACCAGCCTTGTGGTGACCATCACCGGAACCGTTGACTGCACGGTGTTCTGGTCGTAAATGGCCTCGGCGCGGGAAAAGTTAGCAAAGTTGTTGCTTCAGCAAGTTGAAGTCAACTCCGCTATGGGCGTGCCGTATGCCATGGCCCCGCGCAACATGGACATTTCCAACCTTCCGCAAGTGCCAAACCGCATCCCCGGCGAAGGCGGCATTAGCACGGTTCGCAGCATGGGAACCAACATCAACAACGAAGAAGTATTGTTGCCGACCGTGATTAACGGGCAACTTGCTAATACCGAAGATGAAGCCGCACGGCAAGCCATTGAGCATTACCGTCGCACCGGCAAGCACTTGGGCAAGTACGTCACGCCAGCCGCGAGCGAAAACGCAGCCGAGTTGCTGCATGAGCGCGAAGCATTAAGGACGGGCCGATAATGGATCAGATCGCAAGCACCGAAGTTGAACGATACCTCCGTACCATCGGCGCGTATGACAACGAGTTCGCCAAGTGGAACGCTCGGGTCAAGAAGATCATCAAGCGTTACCGCGACGACACGCGCTCAAGCCAAGGCAACGAAACCGCCAAGTTCAACATCCTCTGGTCAAACGTCCAGACGTTGATCCCGGCGGTCTACGCCAAACTGCCAAAGGCCGATGTGTCTCGTCGCTTTGGCGACAATGACCCCGTAAGCCGCGTGGCAAGCCTGTTGATTGAACGGGCCGTGGACTTTGAAATTGAGCATTACCCCGACTTCCGCGCCACGATGAAAGAGTGCGTGACCGACCGATTCCTCGGCGGTCGCGGCATTTCGTGGGTGCGTTATGAACCGCACGTTAAGCCGCAGGGCATTGAGGACGATGGCCTAGAGATCACCGAGGACATTGAGCCGGGTGAAGGCGAGCCGAACCGTCCCGAGGAGATTGAGTACGAGTGCGCCCCGGTGGATTACGTCCATTGGCGCGATTTCGGCCATTCACCAGCCCGCACTTGGGAAGAAGTCACGCAGGTCTGGCGTTGGGTCTATATGACCCGTGAGGCTCTCGCAGAACGCTTTGGCGAGGAGATGGCACGCAAGATACCCCTTGACCAAGGGCCGGAGCCGCTCAACGCCTACAACGAACAGAAGAAGATGTACAACCGCGCCAAGATTTGCGAGTTGTGGGACAAGGAACGCAACAAGGTTGTATGGCTTTGCAAGGGGATGCCGACCGTCATTGACGAGCGCGATGACCCGCTTGGGTTGGAAGGCTTCTGGCCCTGCCCGCGCCCGCTGTACGCGACCACGACCAGCGACAGCCTTGTGCCGGTTCCCGATTTCGTCCTGTACCAAGATCAAGCGATGGAGTTGGATATTCTGTCCGACCGCATTGACGGCTTGGTGAAAGCCCTGCGCGTGCGTGGCGTGTATGACGCAAGCCAGCCCGCCCTTCAGCGGTTGATGACCGAAGGTGACAACAATGCTCTTATCCCTGTGGACAAATGGACTGGTTTTAGTGAGAAAGGTGGCCTCAAGGGTTCGGTTGACCTTCTCCCGCTGGACACCATCGCCCAAGCACTCATCCAATGCTACCAAGCCCGAAGCGACATCAAAGGCCAAATCTACGAAATCACGGGCATCGCAGATATCATCCGTGGTCAAAGTGCCGCCTCGGAAACCGCAACCGCGCAGCAAATCAAAGGCCAGTACGCGGGGTTAAGACTGCGTTCAATGCAAGAGGACGTTGCCCTCTTTGCATCTGACCTTATCCGGCTCAAGGCGCAGATCATTTGCACCAAGTTTCAGCCGGAAACGATCCTTCAGTACGCGGCGGCGCAGCAAATGTCGCCCACGGATCAGCAGTTGATTCCGCAGGCGATGCAGTTAATCAAAGACCGCCCGCTGCGTAACTTCCGCATTGAGATCGCGTCGGACTCACTCGTGCAGATTGACGAAGCGCAGAACAAGCGCGACCGATTGGAGTTTATCCAAGCCTACGGCGGGTTCTTGAACCAAGCCTTGCCGGTGGCGCAAGCCTCGCCGCAGATGGTTCCGATGATGATGGAACTGCTGAAGTACGGCATTGGCGCGTTCAAGCAGGCTCGGGCCATTGAAGGCGAACTGGATACCGCGCTTGAACAGATGAAACAGCAGGCGCAGCAGCCGAAGCCCAACCCCGAGGCCGAAGCGGAGCAAGCCAAGATGCAAGCCGAGCAACAGAAAGTGCAGGCCGAGATGCAGATGGAACAGGCCAAACTGCAACAGGAAGGCCAGTTGCGAGCGCAAGAAATGCAGATGCAAGCGCAAATTGACAAGTACAAGGCCGACCTTGACGCGCAGACCAAGATCAACGTGGCGCGTATCTCGGCCAACCCCGGCATTGATATTCCGATGCTTGAGGTGACCAAGGCCAACACGGAACGCATGATGCAGAACGTGGAAGGCAACGTGGTTGGCTCGGCGCAGGCCATTCAAGAACTGCAACAGCAGACGATGCAGATGTACGCCGACATGATGGGCAAACTGGAAGCCGCGCTTAAAACGCTTACGGCTCCCAAGCGTATTGTGCGTGGGCCGGATGGCCGCGCTGCTGGCGTAGAGGTGGTGCAACAGCCGTTGCCGTTTGCCATGCCGCCGCAACCGCCTGCGCCCCCTCAAATGCCGCCGACGGTGCAATAAGTCATGGCTCTGGTACTTAAAGACCGCGTAAAGGAAACGTCAGCCACCGCCGGAACCGGCGCGATGACGTTGGCGGGTACATCTGTCGGTTATCAACCGTTCTCGGTGATCGGCAACGGCAACACGACGTACTACACCATTTACGACAGCACTACGGGAGCGTGGGAAGTTGGAACTGGTACTTACACTTCTAGTACGAATTCCCTGTCACGCGACTCCGTATTCTCGTCAAGCAATGGCGGCAATCTCGTGGATTTCGCGGCCAACACTAAAGATGTGTTTGTCGCGTACCCTGCGGAGGAGGCGGTCACACTAGATTCGGCGCAGACGCTTTCCAACAAAACGCTGTCCAACGCCAATCTCGGCACGCCGACTGCGGGCGTATTGACTAACGCCACCGGGTTGCCGTTGACCACAGGCGTTACAGGAACGCTTCCCGTCGCCAATGGCGGTACGGGCAACACGACCTATACCAACGGTCAACTGCTTATCGGTAACGCCGCTGGCGGGTTGACCAAAGCCACCCTCACGGCTGGCACGGGCGTAACCATTACCAACGGTGACGGCACGATTACGATCAACGCGCCGGAAGTTGGCACGGTTACGTCGGTCACGGCCTCTGCGCCGTTGGCCTCTTCGGGCGGTAACACGCCCAACATCAGTTTTACCGGCACGCTCGGCATTGCCAACGGCGGCACTAACAGCACGGCAACCCCGACTGCGGGTGGCGTGGCGTATGGCACGGGTACGGCTTACGCAGTTAGTACGGCTGGTACGGCAGGACAATACTTACAGTCCACCGGCTCTGGCGCACCGGCATGGTCAAGCATTTCGTCGGGCGTAGGGTCTACGGCGTATTACGGCGCGTTCCAAGACACGACCGACCAAACTATCGCCAGCACAACCACGGCGTATGTGGTCAACATCGGCACAACGGACGAAGCCAACGGCGTAAGCATTGCTAGCGGCAACCGCATTACCTACGCCAACGCCGGGACGTATGCGCTGACGTATTCCATCCAGTTAGAAAACGCCAACGCCAGTATCCACGACGTTGACATTTGGGTGCGTAAAAACGGCACCGACCTTGCAGACACCAACAGCCAATTTAGCGTCGCCAACAGGCACGGCGGCATTAACGGTCACTTGATCGCGGTCTGTAATTACGTTTTCACGTTGGCTGCGGGCGACTATTTGGAACTCGCGTGGGCCGCGAGCAGTACCGACATATCCATCCAAACATACCCGGCGCAGACTTCTCCGACTCGCCCGCTAACGCCCGGTGTCATAGTTACTACGGCGCAACTGACGCAGATCGGCATCGGTTACTACGGGCTTACATCTACGTCCTCGGTTGCCATCGGCACGGGAACCAAAACATTTACGACCAATCTTAACGCCACTAACACGGCGTTTACGGTCGGCTCCCGCGTTCGTGTGGCGTACCCGCCCGACCCGACGTACTTCATGGAAGGCAACATCACCGCCTTCTCGGGTACGACGCTTACGATCAACGCAGATGTTGTTGGCGGTTCGGGAACTCTGGCTAACTGGTCGTTTACGTCGGTTGGCTCGGCGGGTGTCACGAGCATCAGCGGTGGCACGACCGGCCTTACGCCCTCCACGGCGACCACGGGCGCAGTCACGCTTGCCGGCACGTTGGCAGTCGCCAATGGCGGTACGGGGCTTTCCTCGGCGGCAACCAACGGCCAATTGCTGATCGGCAACGGTTCTGGCTACACGGTTGCCAACATCACGGCAGGCAGCGGCATTAGCGTTACCAACGGTTCGGGTTCCATCACCATTGCGGCATCGGGCGGTAGTGGCGCGGCAGGCGCACAAGCCTATGCTTGGTTCATTTCTTGAGGGTCTGACATGGCACTTTTAATCCTTGACTCAACGAGCAAATCTATCGTTGTCGCCATGTCGGGCGCAGCGGCCACGACCAACCCCGACTTTACGGCGGCGTGGGCTGACAACAACGGCACGACTTTTACCGAAGGCGCAACGGATGGCGCGCTAAACGGTACCAGTAGCGTCACGCTGGTCGCGGCTCCTGCGGCCTCAACGCGCCGCACGATTAAAGCCATCACGATTGAGAACAAGGACACGGCGGCGGTTACGTTGACGGTTTCGTACAACAACGCCTCAACGCTCCGCACCATTGCCAAGGTCACGCTCAACGTGGGCGACACTTGGACGACGGATGGCACGTTTGACACCTACGGATCGCTCAAGCAGACGCTCGGCACCGTTAACCTTTCCTCGGGTGTTACCGGAACGCTTGGCACGGCCAATGGCGGCTCGGGTGCAACCACGCTAACCGGCGTGTTGAAAGGCAATGGCACTAGCGCATTTACGGCGGCTACGGCTGGCACGGATTACGTCGCCCCCGCTACGGCAACCACGTTCACGGCCACGCAGACGTTTAACGGCAGTTCGTCCACGCTTGCAATGGTGCTGGCTGACGCAGCCGAAACAACGACGGTTAGCGCGACTGCGGCAACCGGCACGATCAACTATGACGTAACCACCCAATCGGTGCTGTATTACACCACTAACGCTTCGGCTAACTGGACGGTTAACTTCCGTGGGTCGTCGGGCACTTCGCTCAACACCCTGCTCTCAACCGGCCAAAGCATCACGGTTGTGTTTCTTGTGACGCAGGGCAGCACGGCCTACTACAACAACGCGGTGCAAGTGGACGGCTCATCGGTTACGCCGAAATATCAAGGCGGCACGGCGTGGTCTGCTGGTAATGCGTCGGGCATTGACGCCTACACCTACACCATCATTAAAACGGGATCGGCAGCGTTCACCGTTCTCGCCGCACAGACCCAATTTAAATAAGGGGCCGAAATGCCAGTTACTTCTAGAATTGCCGCCGCCGCAGCCAGAGGGTTTGGGCTGTTTAGCGCAATTGCAAAAGTTACGGATGCTTACTTCAAGTACGTCACGTTGTTGCTTCCGGGTAACGGCACGAACGGGGCGCAGAACAACACGTTCTTGGACTCGTCCAGCAACGCTTTCACGATCACGCGCAACGGCAACACGACGCAGGGTAACTTCAGCCCGTTTAGTCAGACGGGGTGGGGAAACTATTTTGGCGGCAGTAGCGATTACATCAATTTCGCTAGCAGTTCTGCTTTATCGTTTGCATCAGATTTTACGGTTGAAGCGTGGGTATATAACAATTACAGCACCGGAACTTTTAATCCGGCAGTTTTGTACGACAGTTCATCAAGCGCAATTTCTTCATTTGAAATTAACAACGGAACAAATTACCCATCAGTTGCGGGAATCACGGCAACAAATACGGTAACTAGATATACGTTTAGTACCGGCCCATCTGTTCCTGTATTGCAATGGGTTCATGTTGCGTGGGTCAGAAGTTCTGGAACGGTAAAGGTGTACGTCAACGGTACTGCCTCAACCTCTACGCTTGCTAATTCGGCGGCAACAGGACAAATAGTTCAAGTTGCAAACGGAAGAACCAGCGGTTCACCGTGGAATGGGTACATTTCTAATCTGCGTATAACGTCGTCTGCGGTATATACCAGCAATTTCACGCCGTCATCTGTGCCGCTGACTGCAATTAGTGGGACTCAATTACTTACTTGCCAAGCAAATAGATTTGTTGACGCAAGCAGCAATGCGTTGTCTCCGACGTTGGTTGGCTCCCCCTCCGTCCAAGCCTTCAGCCCCTTTGCGCCCACGGCTGCATACAGCGCAAGCACGGTTGGCGGTAGCGGGTACTTTGATGGGAGCGGGGATTATTTAAGTGCGCCGGATAATGCTGCTTGGTATTTTACCGGAGACTTTACGGTTGAATGTTGGGCATATTGGACAAGTACCGCTTCCGCAGAAGCAAACGTATTAGCGCAACACCGACCGGCAGACGCTTCTAACCAAGCAATTGAATTTTGGTCAAATTCCACAACGCTATATCTTGCATATAGTTCAAGTAGTTCTACAACAACAATTACGGCAAATCAGTGGTATCACCTTGCAATGTCTTGCACTAGCGGGACGGCAAGTTGTTATGTAAACGGAACTCGGATTGGGACGTTTACAATGCCGACTCGCATCAACTCTGCTGATCCGTTTACTGTTGGAGCAAGAACAGGTAGTGGCGGGTCGGGCGGAACGGGATACTTTACTGGATATGTTACGGATGTTCGTGTGGTAAACGGCACTGGACTGTATTCCGGCACTACAATTTCTGTTCCAACTGCTCCGCTTACTGCTGTCGCCAACACCCAACTCTTACTTTCCTACACCAACGGCGCAATCACCGACGCCACGGCCAAGAACGACCTTGAAACCGTGGGCAACGCGCAGATCAGCACGACGCAGAGCAAGTTTGGCGGGTCGTCAATGTTGTTTGACGGCACGGGTGATTGGCTTGCAGCGGCTGACTCAAGAAACTTTGATTTGGGTAGTGGAGATTGGACAATTGAAGGTTGGCTTTACATCAATACAGCCAAAAACTACAACGGATGGTATGGCAAAAGGCAAACAAGTCTTTATGGGTTGACTTTGCAAATTGATAGCAGCGGGGTGTTGTCAATTTCAGCATCAACAACAGGGTCTAGTTGGGCATTGGCTGGAGCCTCGTTAGGCAGCGGATATTCAACTGGAGCGTGGATGCACGTTGCAGTTACGCGATTTGGAACAACAATTACCGGATGGCGTAATGGAATCAGTACAGGAACGCAAACTCTTTCCGGCTCTATATTCCCTGCAACTGGATACGCAGCAACGATTGGTTCTGCAAATGATACAGGCCAAGATTTCAATGGATATATTGACGATTTCCGTATTACCAAAGGCATTGCCCGTTATACCTCCAACTTCACCCCGCCGACCTCAGCGTTCCCGCTGCAATAAGGTGACGTATGTTGTTTAGCAAAAATGGCTCAATCCCAAAGCCCGAAACGGACGGCACCGAAGGATGGGTAGAAGTACCGGATGCGCCCGAAGTGCCGGAAGGCAAGGAACTCGCGTGGCTAAACGGCGAATGGGTTGTGCGCGATCCCAAGCCCGCTGACCGTCCCGGTTATCAATGGAATTGGGCGCATGACGGATTGGCATGGGTGGAGTGCGAATACGCCGTAACTGCCATAGAACCGCCGACATTGCCGCCCGAGCCGTGGGAGCCAACGCTGCCCTCTACATCTGGGGGCATTAGCGCCTAATGTTCGGCCTAGTCCCATTTTGCGTACTGCCGTTTGCAGACGATAACGTCGGAGGCGCGCCGCCGCCCCCGCCGGTCGTGCTTATTGACACGCACGATGGCGACAAGCGCAAAGATCACAAATTCCGAGAAGAAGCCAAGAAACGTGCGGAACGGCGGCAAGAGATCATTGCCGCTTACGAGGAACTGGTAGAAGGCAAGCCGCGTGTGGCGCAAGAAATTGTTGCGCCGTTTGTGGAAGTTGCCGTGGTGGACGCCGAGATTGTCCCGGTTGCCCAAATCAACTTTGACGCCCTGCTTAACGATGTGGTGCGCATGGAGCGGCTGTATCGGGAACTTCAAGAACTAGACGACGAGGAAGCATTGCTTTTGTTGCTATGAAACGACGTTACATCCAAGACGAAAACGGCGATTTTGTGGAAGTGGCAAAGGACAAAAAGGGCCAATGGCATTACGTCATGCCCGATATCCAACCCTACAAATCCATGATTGACGGTCGGATGATTACCAGCCGCTCGGAGCATCGGGCGCACCTTAAAGCGCACGGGTGCATAGAGGTCGGCAACGAAAACCCCCTAAAACACGCTCCGAAGCCCGTAGAGCAGAAAAGCCAGCGGGTTGATGTGCTACGGCACCAACTCGCCAGCATGACCCATAAGGACGCTAATCGCCTCCTGTCGCGTTTACGCGATGAAATCCGATTTACCCATGATCCCCACAGGAGATAAGTAATGGATACCCAAGCCCCCGTTGAAACCGCCGCAGAGGAGCCAGTAGACCGTAAAAGCCTACTGGCAGAACAGTTTGAGGCGGCAGAAACGGAAGCCCCCACAGGGCGCGACGAGGCAGGACGATTCGCCAAGACCACCAAGGCCGAGGAACCCGCGCCGGAACCTGTTGAGGAACCGGTTTGGAGGCGTCCCCCGGCATCGTGGAAGAAGGAATACCACGAAGCGTGGCAAAAGGCCGACCCGCGCATTCAAGAGTATGCGTGGCAACGCGAAGAGCAGATGCGAAAGGGCATTGAGCCGCTGCTTTCCAAGAAGCAGTTTGCCGATGCCATGGAACAGGCCATTGAGCCATACCGCCAGACCATTACCGGCCTTGGTTTGAAGCCGGAACAGGCGGTTTCGGCATTGATGAAGGCCGATTACACGCTGCGGAACAGCGACCCACAGGCCCGCGCACAGTATTTCGCGCAATTGGCGCAGGAATACGGCGTAGACCTGTCGGGAATGGGCGCAAGCCAAGCCTATGCCCCGCAGAACTCTGCCGACCCCCTGTTGTTTGCCCTTAAAAACGAACTAGCCAGCGTCAAGGGCGAAGTGCTGACTTGGAAACAGCAGCAGGAGTCCATGGAACAGGCAAAAATGGCTAACGAAATTGACTCGTTCTCCACAAAGGCCGAGTACTTTGAAGAAGCGCGTCCGACAATGATCCAACTGCTGCAATCGGGCATGGCAGAAACATTAGAGGACGCTTATGATAAAGCGTTACGTTTAGATTCCGAATTGTCTGCAAAAATACAGGAAAGCCGACAAGCCGAACTGGATAGAAAGCAGGCAGCGGATAAAAACCGAGCGGCGAAAGCGGCTCGGGCTGCTGCGGTCAGCGTCAGAAGTGCCACACCCGGCGCGAACACGGCTCCCAAAGCGCAAAGTCGCCGCGCATTGCTTGAAGAATCGTTCAACGAGCAAGAATCGCGGTTTTAATCAACTGATACAGGAGTATTAACATGGCATTTGCCAACTCAAGCATCAGCGACATCATTGCGACTAACATTCAGAGCCGCACGGGTGAACTCGCTGACAACGTGACGAACAACAACGCGTTGCTTCGTCGCCTCAAAGACCGTGGGAACATCAAGACGTTCTCCGGTGGTAACGTGATTTTGCAGGAAATCATGTACAACGATACGACCACCAACAACACCAACTCGTACTCGGGTTACGAAGTGTTGAACGTCGGTCAGAACTCGCCGATCTCGGCTGCGCAGTTCAGCATTTCGCAGTACGCCTCGGCGGTGTCCATCTCGGGTCTGGAAATGATCCAGAACTCGGGCAAGGAAGCGATCATTGACCTCCTTGACGGACGCATGGAAGTGGCCGAAGCGCAGTTGGCGAACCGCATCAGCGGTGACCTGTACGGCGACGGCACCGGCAACTCGGGCAAGAACCTTACCGGCCTCGCGGCGGCGGTTCCCGATAGCCCGTCCACCGGCACCTACGGCGGCATCAACCGCGCTACGTGGTCGTTCTGGCGTTCGGTGTCCTACTCGGGCGTGACGAACGGCGGCGCGGCTGTCTCGGCCTCCAACATCCAGCAGTACATGGATGCGGTTGCCGTGCAGTTGATTCGCGGTACCGACAAGCCTGACCTGATCGTGGCCGACAACAACTACTATCGTTTGTATCTGCAGTCGCTGCAGAGCATCCAGCGCATCACGGACTCTGGTTCGGGTATGGCGGGTGCGGGCTTCGCGGCCCTCAAGTACTACGGCGCGGGCATGGCCTCAGACGTTGTGCTGGACGGTGGTATCGGTTCGTCCACCTACAACTCGGGTTCGGGCAACGCGAACCACATGTGGTTCTTGAACACCAAGTACCTCATGTTCCGTCCGCACAAAGACCGGAACTTCGTGCCGATTGGTGGCGAGCGTCAAGCCGTCAACCAAGACGCGATTGTGAAGTTGATCGGCTGGGCCGGTAACCTCACTTCGTCTGGCCCGCAGTTCTGCGGCGTTCTCATCGCCTAATAGGGGTAAGCAAACATGGCATATTCACTCGCAAACCTCGGTGGCATTGACTTGAACAACGCTGCTCAAGTACAGGCCACCTCGTACTACGCCAGCACCCCGGCCTACGTCCCCAATCAGGGGCCGCTCGGCGCGGAAGTGTTCGGTTCGGACGGTAAGCGTTATGTGTTCGCCAAGGCGAACGCGACGATTTCCGCGTCCACCACGACCTGCACCGTCAACGCCACCACCTTCTTGGTGACGGCGACTGCCGGTTCGTACACCAGCCCGCCCGTAGACCTCGTTGCAGGGGACTACGCGTGGTTTGGTGCGGCGTCGGTCTAATTGAGTCGGGGCGGGGGTTAAACCTCGCCCCTTCTCTCTAGGAGAGCAAGCATGGCAATTCCTTCACGAGTACAGGGTGCGGGCCAGTCGGGTGGCGCAACGACCGCTATTTGCGGTGACGTTGGCAACTCGCTGACCGCTGCTGGCTCGTCTGCAACGGACGCTCTCGCGCTTTCCGCTGTCCATAACCGCGTTTCAACGACCGCTGCCAGCACGGGTGTCAAACTCCCGACTGCTGAAGCCGGTGCGATTGTGACCGTGGCGAACGATGGCGCAAGCACGCTGACCGTTTATCCGCAGACGGGTGCAACGATTGACGGCGGTGCTTCGGTGTCGGTTGCGACCACGAAGCGACGTTTGTTCGTCGGCATTAGCCCGACGGTTTGGGTTTCCATTCTCGGAGCCTAAATCGTGCCGATCCCGTCACGGGTTCTTGGTTCGGGGTTGTCGCGCCTGTCTACCGTTTCCATTTGTGGGGACGGGGCAGATGCGATTACCGCGACCGGAACCGTGGCGGGTGACGCATACCAACTGACCTTTGTATTTAACAACGTCGGAACGACAGCAAGCGGCACAGGCGTAAAGTTACCGCAGACCGAAATGGGCGAAGTCATATACGTCACCAATTCGGGCGCGAACACGTTAAAGGTTTATCCGTACGATACAAATTCCACCATCAACGGGACTACATCCGCGTCGGTGGCTGCGAATTTCACTAGCATTTTTTACGCTGTATCCAACACAAAGTGGTACAGCATGACCGGCGCAAGAACTTAATCCCCACAGGAGAAAGACGATGGCCCTTGACTCTGATATTTCCGCTGCTGACGCTCAATTGCACGTTGAGTTTTTTATCGCCAAGGATGTTGAAGGATGGGAAGGCAAGCCTTTCATTCGCATCATGGCCCCCGGCGACAAGACGAACATTATTGAACAGCCGGTGCGTGAGGATCACAAAGAGCGATTCCCGCGCCAATGGCTGTATTTCCAGATGAAGCAGGGCGATGGTGCGCCTGTAGTCGGAACGTCGCTGGATGATTGGCAGCGCGATAGCAAAGGCGAAGTAAGCCGCGCACAGGTTGAAGAACTGCGTATTCTCAAGTTCCAGAGCGTTGAGCAAGTTGCCGCCGCTTCGGATTCGCAGTTGCAGCGCATTGGCATGGGTGGCCCCGGCCTCCGTGAACGCGCCAAGGCGTACTTGGCAAGCAAGTTCCGCAATGAGAGTGCGGAAGAATTGGAAAAGACCCGCAGCGAGTTGGAAACGCTCAAAGCGCAGATGGCAGAACTGATGGCCGCTCGCAAACCGGGACGGCCTCCTAAAGTAGCCGAAGGAGGCTAAACATGGGCAGCACGATGCTTCAACTCGTCCAGCAAGTGACTAACGAACTGGGCGTACCGACTCCTAGCACGGTGGCTAGCAACGCTAACCAAGACGTTGTACAGATTCTCGCGCTAATGAACGCTACGGGTTACGAGTTGTTGCGTCGCGCTGACTGGCGCGAACTGACCAAGCAGTACACGTTTTACACCGATGCCACGACCACGACAGGAACGTGGGTCAACGGTGGTTATCAGATCACCGGCATCCCTAGCACCACGGGACTGTCCACTAATTACCAAGTGCAGGGCATTGGCATTGGCAACGCGACGTACATTACAAGCGTTGACAGCCCGACCGCCGTGACGGTAAACCAAGCCTTTACCGAAGGACAGGTAGGGGGAACATTGACGTTCCAAAAGGTCAAGTACGACCTCCCTTCCGACTACAACAGCACCGTTCCTCGCACGCATTGGGATAAGAGCAAGCGTTGGGAAATGCTTGGCCCCGAGTCTGCACAGCAATGGGAATGGTTGCTTTCCGGCTACATCAGCACCGGCCCGCGTATCCGTTGGCGGTTGCTCGGCAAATACTTTCAGATTTGGCCGGGTGTCAACGCGGGCGAGTACCTCGGATTTGAATACCGCAGCAACGCGTGGGCCGAAAGCGCGTCCGGCGTAGCCAAAACCTCATTTACGGCAGATAGCGACGTTTGCATCTATCCAGATCGCCTTGTGGTGTTGAGTACTAAACTCAAATACTTTGAGGCCAAGGGCTTTGATACGACCGCCCTGTACCGCGACTACATCATGGAACTGGAAACCAGCATCGCGCAGGATACGTCGGCGGCTAACCTTTCGTTTGCCCCGCGACCGGGTACGGTGCTTATTGGCTACGACAACATCCCCGACAGCGGGTATGGGCAGTCGTAATGGCTCGGCGGGCTTTAATTCAGCGCGCAGCAGCGAACGTTGCTTCGCTTCCGGCCCCCGTGGGTGGTTGGAACGCACGCGACTCATTGGCAAACATGGCTCCTACGGATGCCGTGACGTTGGAAAACTTTTTCCCCGGCGTGGCAAGCGTCAACCTTCGTGGTGGCTACTCCAAGTACGCAACTGGACTGCCGGGGCAAGTTGAAACGCTGATGCCGTACAACGGTGCGGCAACGACCAAGTTGTTTGCCGCCTCGGGTACGGGTTTTTATGACTGCACCTCCGCTGGAGCAGTCGGCGCGGCGGTTGTATCGGGCCTTACTAACGCTCGTTGGGAATTTATTAACGTTTCCACAACGGGCGGTAACTTTTTGTACGCCGTAAACGGTGTGGATAAGCCCCGGCTGTACAACGGCACAACGTGGACAGCGATTGATGGCGCGTCCACGCCCTCTA